GTTTATAACCTAGATAATGTGTAACTGCTGAATACAATAATCCTAATGAGTATGGATAAGACCATGACTTTATCTTTTTTAGATTATTCCATATAGTAACAGTTTCCCATTCACCTATAGCATCAATAACTAAAATATTACAATCATTAAAAGGTGCAGTGTAATAACCAGCAGATGCGTGAGATAGATGATGAGAATAAGAAGTGTCATAAGGAAATCTAGTTCTCTGCCAAGATTGACCTGCTAGTAATCTTCTAATATTCTTTTTGAAAGATTTTTCATAGTAAACCATATTGTCACATTCATACATATCTAACAACTCACCTGGTACCCAAGCATCATTTTTTTTACCTGTATATCTTTCTGATTCTGATGCAAACAATATTTCACCGTCTTCTACATAGCAGACAGATGAATTATGAAACCCTTCTGAAATTCCTAATGTAATCATTACCATTGCCTCAATGTATTAGATATAATTGCAACACAAGTAATTATGTGCAGTACAATCCAGCAAGTTCTAATTATTGCTACTTTATCTGCTTTATTATCCTCGTCAAATGCTTTTGTGCCTATTGCTTTACACCAATATTTCCACATATTAATATATCCAAGGATTACCTTTATCTTTTCTTTTTTTAAATATAGATAAAAATAATCTAATTCTCATTTTTAATTTTTTAAATCTCGTTACCATAACTATCCCAACCATTTGCTCTTTGTCTAGCAAAGAGTTCTATTCGTGGTAAATCACCACACAGTTCGACAATATCGTGTCTAATTCTATCAGGTTTTCTACTATGTTCTCTTCTTTCAGATACGACTAATTGTTTTACTGCTTTACTTACTCTTTTAGGTTTACCTTTTGTAGCAAGTAAACACATCTCAGGATTACCTCTAGTCCAGTATCCCATACCTGTAAACATACCCATAGATTTACTATTTGTTTTTGCCCATGTAAATGCTACTGTCTTATATATAAAACCCCATGATGTGATTACTTCAAATGCATGAGTTAACATTGGGTCAATTACCCACATTAATAATACACAATTTTTATCTGCAATGTCTTGTACCGGTAACTTCTTTATATCGTCTAAGTTCATACAATCATAATGCTGATTAGGATTTCTACCTTCACCTTTGACACTTCTTGATTTAAAATACCAAGGTGGATCTGCATATATTATATTGTATTTTTTATCGGGAAATTTAAGCAAAGAAATCCTCTAGTGTTGCACGTTTCTCTGCTGACCATCCTATTGCTTCAAGAATAAATCTCATAGGGTCAAGAAATGTCTTTTGAAATTGCACTTCATAATCCACACACTCTTGTAATTTAAATTCAGGTGGTAGTTTAGTTACATAACTTATAACATCAAATCTAAATGGATTTTGTTCTTTCAATTTAACGAACTTAATCTTATCACCTTCTTGTATAAAAGGATATTTGTTTTGCAATTTCATTTTTTGTATATTGTAATTATATATTAATGCACCTTTCACATGTATTGGGGTACCTTTAATAAAAATATCTTTTGATGACCTATACTTTTTAAGATTGTTACAAGACCTAGGAAAAGAAATCTGTTCAGCAGGTAGTTTAAAAAACTCTTGTTTAAAATCTTGTATAAAGTTTTGCAATTCTGATTCATCTTTATTCATAATAAGATTAATCGCTTCTTTAATCTTACCACGACATACTTGAGGTGTTGAAGATTTTACTGCTTCTATTCCCATTATCTTCATTTTAGGTTTTGCAAGACGAACACCTTCTTCGTCTAAAACATTCATCATATATCTTTTCTTTGCAACCCATATTGCTTTATTAGATACAACTTCTCGTTTCATAACCATAGCATTCTTATATGCATTTGTGTACTTAGATAAATCATCAAAACATTTTTCAATGTAAGGTTCTAATTTAGTATCACATACTCTACCAAGAAAGTTTACAATCTGGTCATCTGTTTTACCTTGACAGGTTTGTTCAATAAGTTTATCTAAAACAACATATATGCTATCTGTGTCAGACGCAACAACATAATCAATTTTATCTTCAGTTCTCATAATCTTATTAAGGTATTCGTTCATTTTATTTTCTATAAAACGAATAATAAATTGACCAGCAGTAGTAATACCACTTGCTTGTCTAACATCATAGTATCTGAAGTATTGATTACCTACTGCACCATAGGCACTGTTTAATGCAATCTTTCTTGCCCATTGAATATTATGACATCTTGCAATTTCTTTATCTAAAGATTTATCTCCAGTCAGTTCTTTTTTCTTCTTAGCATCTAACATTCTTTTCTTGTATATAACTCGTTCTTTATACATTGTTTCCATCATCTCAGGTAAAAACCCTTGACTGTCTGTTTTAAACTTTGCACCGTTTGGAGTTATACAAGCACCCTCTGTTTCAAGATAATCTAAAGGAGTTGTACCTTTTAAAAATCTATCAACAGAAACACCTGCTGATGCTACACCTATAATCTTTTCTGGTGAAATATTATATTGAATAATAATATGAGGATATAATGAGTTGATATCAAACGAAACAACCCACTTATATAAACCAGGTCTAGGTTCTTTTACATAAGCACCAACATATTTTGATTCTTTTACTTGGTCTTCTCTTGGTGGTACACATATCTTTTTCTTCATCAGATGATTAGCAATCAAAGTGTCCCATACTCTTACTTGAGAAAATATATCATCATAGTTTACTTTACTTTCGTATGCGACAGTCAAACTCAAATCAATAAGACCTAATTTATCTTCTAAAGCATCCACAAGTTCAACATCTTGAATATTATAATCAACAAACTTTTGATAGTCTTTCTCATAAAACTCTTTAAAAGTATCAAAAGGATTTTCATTCTTGTTTTGACCTAATTCAACTTCACCTATATGGTCAAGTTTGTAACTCTCCTGTCTTGTAGGTATAAACCATTTATATAAATCTAAGTAATCAAGCATAGTGATACCAAATAAGTGATAAACAGTCATAGGTTTACCTCTTACTTCTATTTCTTCTCTATCAATAAGTTTCCAAGGAGACATTTTGTTTATGACTTTATCACCGTGTAAGTATCTTATTCTATTCATTAGATATGGAAGGTCAAAGAATTTAGTATTCCACCCGGTAATAATGTCTGGATAATTCTTAGTCCAGAAAACCATAAATTGCATTAGCAGTTCATTTTCATCTTTGCATTCTATATAAGTAACATCATCTCTGTCGTGGTAATATTTGCCGACACCCCAAGTTATAATATTTTTATTAGATTGATTTTTTATAGTAATACAAATCAACTGCTCCATAGGATTTTCTACGTCAGGAAATCCTGATTCGCAAGTTGTTTCGATATCTAAAGTAAATATTTTAATATATTCTTTTGAGTAATCAATCTGATTAGGATATTCCTGACCAATATATTGATAGTGAAATCTTTCTAAACCAAAAACTGGTGAATTTTGAGTAGCATACTCTCTTCTAAATCTTCTAGCATCTGATATAGAGTTAAGTTTTATAGGTTTTAGATTTTGNCCTTGTAAGGTTTTGTATTCTGATTCTTCTTGTGATAGCACATACAGTGTAGGACTAAAATCTAATTTCTCAGTATAGTCTTCACCATTTAGCACACCTCTAATAAGAAGTTTACCTCTATGCACAATCACGTTCTTGTAAAAATTCATAATATAATATAACTTATTTTTTAATCTTTGTCAACCGGTGGCAATCTCTTTGATAAACAAAATGTTCTATTAGGATTAACAGACGCATTAAACAATCGTATTGTTTCACGGTTTAATAATAAATCAGAACTTGACCTAGGTCTTTCATCTAATCCAAACTCAATGTCCTTGTATACAAACCCATTAAATGCTAAATCTAATAATACAGTTGGTCTAGTTTCACTTGGTTCTTCACCTTCAGCATTTGCTCTAAAAACTTTAGATTCTCCGTGTTTAGGTTCAGTATAGGATTTATCATTATATTTCCAAGACACAGTTTTACCTTTTACTTTAATATTTTCTGCATGAAAAGAACATGCTTTAGCACCATTACCTGTATCTAATTTTGCTCGTATTTTACCAAAACCCTCAATCTCCATAGTTTCTAACCAACCTGCTTCTACTAGTGATTGTCTATCCCAATGTTTTCTATCTAATATCCATTTTATAACATTATCTGTTAACTTATCACCCTTAATAGAACCACTATTTTTAGCATCAGAAAATGGGTCTTCGTATGAATAACTTTCATATTCTGCACCTGTACCAGGTGAACCATTTACTTCTAGTATATATGGTTTATTTTTATGAATGATATGGTCAACACCACAAAGATATGCTTTTGATGCCCTACTTGCTCGTAATATTAAATCAATCTCTTCATCTGATAACTTATATGGTTTTGCAGTTGCACCTCTATGTGTGTTTGTTCTGAAATCATCACTACCTTGTACACGTTCTGTACTTGCAAATATTTTATTATCTACTACAAATGTTCGTATATCAGAATCACTTGGCATATATTCTTGTAATAATAATTCTGCACCGTGTTTCCATAATGCTTGAATTGTAGAAACAAGTCCATCATAACTGTCAACTTTAACAACACCAATACCTTGTGTACCTGTAAGTGTTTTTACTATAACAGGAAACTTTTTAATACCACCTATCATTTCTAAAGCATCATCTATATTTTTTTCATTTGATATAAATGCAGTTTTAGGTGTTGGTATATTAAACTTTTCAAATAGTAATGCTGAAGTAAGTTTGTTATTACAAGTTAACATTGCAGTTCTTGTATTACACATAAAAGAACCAGAGTTTTGAAAAGCAGATATGATAGATAATCCTGCTTCATCTTCTACTGCACCTGCTCTTGTAATACAAACAGTATCTTTACCTATAAATGTATGCTCACTATCTTCACCATCAAAATTATAAACAGTTAAAGTATTTTTTTCTTCGTCTTTACCTGTAATAATAGCATGTCTAGTTTCTATAACAATACATTTTACATTCAACTTTTCACAAGATTTTGCAATATAATCTACAGTAAGTTCTTTATCTTCTTTACCACCAACTTTTCTTTTTTTAATATTGGGGTTAGTTTTTGTAATTACTGCAATAGTAATAGGTTTAGTATTTCTTGCTAGTGTTTGCTCACTTAAAAAATCTTTGAACTTTGGTATGTGCATTATTCACCATTACCTTGACTTTTTCCTATATTATATTTAGCAGATAAGTTCCAATCAGTTTTTTCTTTGAAGTGTAATATCTTGATTTGACTTAACGGCGCCCTTTGATTTACAACTTTATTGGTATCTAATATTTCTATAAGTTCCCAATCAGCAAGTAATGTTGCTATTGTATTTCTTCTTTCAATATCATTCTTAACTAAACTTGCTGGTTTACCATCAAGTGCAAATAGTTCTTTGAAATGTGTTATAAAATATCTACCTTGTTTATGTAGAATATGACAAGATTGATATAGTGTTCTGTCTTTTCGACTTGCAACACCTATTCTTGTTAATGTTTCTCTTATCTTTAGGAAATCGTCTGGTTGTTTGATTGTTACTTCTAACATATCGTTAGGTGTCCAGTTCACCTGTTCACTTCTTAATTCACTCATTTTTTCCCACCTTTATCTAATCTTTTCTTAATAGTTTCAATTTGTTCTTTAGATAATATATTCAGAGCAGTCTTTGCCTTTTCATTACTATAACCATAATACTCTTTAATATAATCTAAGTTTTTCAATTGATTTGATTTTAACCACTTACCACCAAATCGTTTCTTCTTTCTGATACTATTTATGAAAAAATTAAATTGTAGTTTCTTAGGTAAAAAATGAAACCCATTCATCTCATTTGATTGCATTAGGGTATCATAATGCATAGATAGACACTTATTAATTATAAAAGGTGGATACTTTTTTTCCCAATCTGTGTCATCAGAATCTAGTAAATTCTTTTTTGATAAATTAATAGCATTGAGATAATCTTTT